CGTATCGGATCAGGTCATTATAACACGGCTGAATTGAACGGTCAGTCATTTAAGAAGGATGCGGTTGATCGTGCGTATAATGGGCATGGCAGGCTAACGTCTGAAATCGTTGCGGATATTGTGGCGCAGGCTAGTGATCGTAAAGGTGTTTTGTTGTTCTGCGCTACAGTTCAACACGCCAAAGAAGCCTACGCCAGCTTGCCGCCAGAGATTAGCGCCGTGGTGGACGGTGAAACTGACAAGGATATGCGCAAGTCTATTGTTGCGCGGTTCAAGGCTGGAAAGATTAAGTACCTTGTAAGCGTGGGGGTCTTTACCACAGGCTTTGACGCCCCTCACGTTGATATTGTGGCAATGTTGCGATTGACTGAAAGCCCCGGATTACTGCAACAGATCATTGGCCGTGGCTTGCGGTTGTGCGATGATAAAACAGATTGTTTGTTTCTGGACTATTCCGAAAACATTGAACGCCACTTTCCAGATGGTGACGTATTCGCGCCTGAAATTAGGGTTGGAATGTCTGTTGGTGAAAGCCAGCCGATTGATTGCCAGTGTCCGTTGTGCGATGGGGAAAACCTGTTTAAGGCGCGCAAGAACCCGGATGGATATGAGATCGACAAGGAAGGATATTTTGTTGATCTAAGGGGATTGCGTATTGAAACAGATCATGGACCTATTCCAGCGCATAGCGGGCGCAGGTGCCAGTGTTTGATCCGTGATCGAAAGACAGGGGATTATAATCAATGCGGGTATCGGTGGACATTTAAGCCCTGTTTAGTTTGTGGAAGTGAAGAGGATATTGCGGCAAGGTATTGCCGGAATGGCCATGAAATTATTGACCCCAATCGAGTGTTAAAGCTTGAATTTCAAGCTATGAAGAAAGATCCTACTAGACCACAGACCGATGAAATAACTGTATGGACACAGACTAAAACAATCAGCCGGGCCGGAAAGCCGCAGTGGAAAATTGACATTCAAACAACGTATAGAAGTTTTACTATTTGGATATCATCCGAACCTCAATCTCAATTCCAATGGCGTGGTTATGAATTGCTCATGGCGGCAACGGACGGAATGAAGGAAAAGCCTAAAACGATAACTTACAAGAAAGCGACAAGCGGATTTTATGAGGCTATCTCCTACAACAGGCCGCATGACGTAGACCCAACGGCTTGACATAATTACCTAAAACACCTATATCTATACTACGGCTAGGCTGATCCCCGAAAAGATTGTGACGCTGACAATCCTGCCGTAGTTTTTTTATCAGCGATCCTTAGCGGGGTTTATATGTCAGAAGAAAAGAAATTTTATGTTTATGTCCACCGTAAATCTACGGACGGATCAGTTTTCTATGTAGGTAAGGGTAAAGGGAGAAGAGCTTGGAATAAAAGCCAAAGGAATAGGTATTGGCATAGCACAGTAAATAAACATGGTTACACTGTTTCAATAGTATTTAGATTTGAGAGTGAGATGTGTGCTTTTAGCTTTGAGCGTGCGCTAATTAAGCTTTATGGAAGATTTAATCTTTGCAATCTAACTGATGGCGGTGACGGCGTATCGGGAATGGTTCACAGTGATATATCAAAGTCTAAGATGAGTGGTCCTAGGCCGAATGCTAAAATATATCTTAGGGGCAAATCCATGAGTTTAGAAATGAAGGAAAAGTTGGCACTGGCTAAATTGGGAAAAAAGCAATCGATAGAACATGCAGCAAAAAGCGCAATGGCAAAGATTGGAAAAAAACAACCTATAAGTGCTGTAGAGAAAGTTGCTTCCCTAAAAAGAGTTTCTATTTATAACTCAACAGGAGAGATATTCGAGAGTGTTACTCTGGCAGCAAAAAAGCTATCGGATAGGACTGGTAAAAATGTATCACAAGGGACAATCTCAATGGCTTTATGCGGAAAACGTAAAACAGCATACGGTTTTTCTTGGGGGTATGTAACTTGATCCTACCGCCTGACATCCCATTATGGGGCGACCCCACGTTTCGCGGCAAATGTGCTGTTGAAAATGCAGATCAGGTGACGCTGTTTGCATTTATCCGCGCGCAGTATCCAAAGACGTGGGGCGTCTTGGCGTTTCATCCGCGCAATGAGGGGGTTAGGACTATTGGTCAAGCCAAGTGGCAAAAGGCCGAGGGAATGACGGCTGGAACGGTTGATGTTATTATTCCGGCTAGTGTGCCATTGGTTATGGAGATCAAGCGCAAGGACCACACCAAAAGCACATGGCAACCCGGACAGGTTGAGTACCTACGTGCAGCACAGGCGGCTGGGGCTTATGCCTGTATCGCTTTGGGATTTGAGGCTGCTATTGCGGCGGTAAGGTATTGGGATGCTCAAACCAAGTGAACGCGCGCGGGCGGTAATGATGGGTAAGGCGCCGATCACTGATGACGTGCGTACTATGGTTGACAGGGAGTGCTACAAGGCGGCTTTGCAGATCATTCGTGAAGGCGAAACGTCTGACAGGCGCAAGGCCATGCTAGGACGCATTCCACAAGCCATGAGGTTAATGGTTGAATCCCATATTAAGAGGCTATGGCCTAGCAGATCAGAGATCAAGCAAAACCCGCGCTTTTGAATGGCGCGGGTTAAACTTATTGCGGATGTTGGGAATATGGTTAAGACACCACATCAGTGACCATTACTTTGTAGATAACGCATTCCTTGCCTGTAGCACGCAGGCATTCTTTTGCATCTTGCCTTGCGAATTGGATACTATTGCGAACAGCGACATAATCGCCAGCCAGTGTTTTTACGATGTAGCTTGATTTTCCTACGTTCATCATCTCATTCCTTTGTTTGCGTTTCCTTACCCACACATAACCACATAAAAACACCCCGCGCAACAACTAAATGATGCGCGGGGTGAATATTTAGATCAACCGTCCTGCGCTACGTTCTGCCTCGTCAAGATTTCGGCCAGCTTGTGCAGCGTATTCAGCCTTTAGTTCAAACCCGACATACCGACGAAGTTGTTTCAATGCCTGATACCCTGTGCTACCAATGCCGTTAAACGGATCAAGAACCACGTCGCCCGGCTTAGAATATAGGCGCAAGCAATTGTCTATTGTATCAAGCTGTAAAGGGCAAACATGGCGTTCGTCGTTTTCACCCTTTGCCGCACGATAACCATTCAGCACATTGCCTTGATTGATATTCATCCAAACAGGGCTTGCAAGTTTTTGCCATTCGTAAACGTCAAACTCGGCATGTGTAATCAATTCACGCAGCAATTCATCATCAGGAACAGACGCACATAGACCTTCGCGGCGCATATGATTTAGCCATTTACGCGCAATTGGCAACGCGTCAGCACTACCCTGCGCAGCATGTTCGATCCTGTCCGGGTTGTCACCGTCCTTGCGGAAAAACAGCATATAGTCCGGCATCCCGACCCTATTCATAGAGCTGTCTTTGCGGATTTGCTTATATAGTAATCCTAGCGCCTTTGTGCGCTGCATTTCGACTACAGGATCTTTCCAGATTGTGGTGCGCCCGTGATAGATCATGCCCGCCTCAGTGTGGGCTTTGATTAGATCGCCAGAGAAGTCTTGCAGTCCGATTGCACCATCACGGCCTTTCCGCATTGGTAGGTCTGTGCAGTGAACGCATATAATACGCCCCGGCTTCATAACACGTTCAAGTGCCGATGCAAAAAACTTGTATTGATTGAGGAATTTTTGACCAGTTCCCGCGTTTCCTAGGTCGCGTTCAGAGTTTGAATACACAAAAAGATCGCCGAAAGGAGGAGAAAAGATTGACAGATCGACACTATCGGGCGGCATTGCCGCCATGCCTTCGATACAGTCTGAATTATGCAACACCCATCCGTTGCCGCTATATTCTGGTAGTTTCATGATGTCACCTCGCTTTTGACCCAATCAGGAAACCACAAGTCTAGTGGTCGATTATACACAACTCGCGTTTCTGCGGTTGATTGCGCTTGTTTCATTGCAGTTGCCATCCTTCTTTTCATTTCGTCGTGTTTGTTTGACTTCACGTTGATCACGTCCCAAATCGCCTTTTCAGTATCAGCGACAACAATATCGTTGCGCACCTGTTCTGTCTGACCGAACCGATGCGAACGACGCACGGCTTGATAGTGTTGCTCATAGCTGTAGCTGATAGACGCGAATACGGCATGGGCACAATGTTGCCAGTTAACCCCAAAACCTGCCAGTTTTGGCTTGGTGACAATGACCCTAAACTTACCGTCAACAAATCCAAGAAGCAAGTCTTCTTTTTGATCAGGCGTCATTGATCCTGTCAGTTCGAGGGCGTCCGGGATAAGTTTTGCGAGTGATGCGCTTTCTTCGTTACTTTCGCACCATACAGTGACGGGCTTGTCATGCGTTGCTAGTTCCGCAGCCAGTGCTACACGGTCGCGCATAGTTAGGCGTTTTTCGGCATGAAACGAAGTTGCGGATAGTTCAGGAATACGGAATAGCATTCCATCGGTTCCGGTTGATCGGTCAGCATCGACAGTGTGTAGTGTGCGAATAATTTCTG